ATTCATTTCTTTAATATTAAAGAATGGGTTGAAGGCACATACATTCAAAATGTAATTGCCAATAATGATGTACATATTACAGGACCAATGATTGTCGCCAGCAAAGAAAATTGGCCAGTATTGGAACAATTAGTGCACCATAGTATCAACGAACTATTAAAGAATGATTTGATTGATGATGATCAAACTTTATTATTGATGTCATATTTACAAAAACCAGAATTATTTGAATTACATTTCCTCAAAGATAATTGGTTTGCTGCTTTTAAGGATTATCATGCTGATATATGTTAGTTGTACCGGTAATCTAGGAGATTTTGCTAACGCATTACCTGTTATTTCAGGTTTATCATTATACGACAAACGGCCAATCGATTTGGTCATCAAAGGTGAGATGCGTAAGTTTAATGGAATCAAAGAACTACTACTTCAACAACCTTGTATTAATTCGGTTGAATTTGATGATGAAGTTTATTTCAATGGCGGAATTAATTTAAGTTCTTGGACTCGCATGGACCAAGATGATTCCAATCGACCAATTGAAACTTGCCGTTACGAAAATTGGATAAGAGATAATTACAAATTAGATTTTAAGGTCGATGATGATTTTGAACTTCAGTTCACTCCAATGGAAGTTGAAAATACAGGCGATAAAACAGTTATTGGTGATCGATGGAATCATGCAACAATCGACACTCGAAGAAAAACAAATGTGGTTGAACACGGAGCAAATCCGGATCCAGCAAAAGTATTCTATTTGGACTATACAAAACCAATTTGTTACAATTTGTCGATAATTAAAAATAGTCCTCGACATTTTGTTACAACTTTTACTGGCATTGGTATTCTTGCTGATCTAATGAATAAAGAAACCATTTGTTGTTGGGACGAAGATATGAGGATGTGGGATGGACATCCTGTTGAATACGACTTCATCCGCCATTACTATGGCAATCGTAAATCAAAACTTGTTTATGTGAAAGATTTAGTAATATGATTATTAATATTCGTAAAGGTGTTTTCGGCGATTGCATTCGTGGTGGTGATTTAGTTGCTATTGGAAATGTAGTAGAGCATTTAAGAAAAGTTAATAACAATCCTAACATTAGATTTTGGATTGATCCAAAAGCAACTAGTTCTGATAGATATGTTCAAGATTTTCATTCATTTTTAATTGCTATGACAGATTATTTTTCCTCATTTGAAGGCCAAGAAGAATTGCCATGGCGTAGAATTAATCTTTGGGATTTTCGTGATATCTCTGGTGATTTGGTTAAAATACCAAACACTAAAGAAATGAAAAAGAAAATTGTAATCTTTCCTTTGACAGATGCTCCATACAATCAATGGCGTAATTGGCCACCACATCTATTATCAGAATTAATTAAAAAGTACGATGGTGAAGAATATAAAGATTATGTTAAAATAATTTGTTCTAAAAATTCAGCATATTATGGTGAAGAATGGACTTGTAGTACCGATATAATAGATAATCTAAACCATATTATGGATGCCGAAATCTTTGTTGGTGGTGACACAGGAACAACACATTTTGCATTTGCGCTTGACAGAGCACCTAAAGACCTGTTATACTATGGATCCAGTCGAGCATTGGTGCATACATTACCTTTCTATTTACTACAAGGTAAAGGTAAAGTTACAAATTATTGGTTGGATTTTGAGGGCTCAAAATGGCAATAAATGATACAGCAGCAATTGTTACCGCTTTTTTTGGTAACAATGAAAATTTCTTTTATAAACAAAACATGGCTAGAACTCTATGTAGAAACATAAAACGTTCTGATATATTTACTTGTTTGGCTTCACACTCCACTATTGATGAGAAAACTCAATCTTACACTAATATTTCAATTTATGATGCAGACAATAGTTTTCAGATTAATGGAAAACCAAACGTAACACACAATCATGGTGTGGCAGAGTTAACTTCAATGCACAATGCAGTAAATGCCCTTAAACGATTTGGTTTTAAATACATTATCAAATTTCCATTTGACATTGTTCCTGAAATGGATTTTACTAAACTAATAGACGATTGCAAAGCAACAGGTAAAAAATTAGTAACGGGAAGATGGGACAACGATATTACTATTGGTACTTTTGCCTTCTTTGCTGAAATTGACTTTTTCTTAGAAACATTTTCACTCGATGAAATATATCGGTGTGACAAAGATTTAGAATATGCTTGGTTTGATTCGGTAAATGAAAAAGGTTTATTGGAACAAGTACATTTTTGTAGTGGTTATAATAATTTTATGGGAAATAATATGACACAATATTCAGAAGGTGCTGGCACGAAAGTGTTGCAGTATCCATTTAGATGAAAACACTTGGTATAACTTGTATTGACGCTTACACATATACTCCTACAATAAAAGCGTTAAGAAAAACATTAGAAACACTAGATGGTTTATTTGATATTAAAACGGTATATTGGTTTAGTGACATTGACTTTCCTGAACCAATTGAGTATAATGTTAATTGGGTCAAAGTTAACCGATTTAAGAAATATACTGATGAATATAATTATATCACACTTAAACTTTTACCACATGTTGCAAAAGAAGATTATAACCTAATCATTCATGCTGACGGTTTTGCCGTTAATCGTGATGCGTGGGATCCAAAATTCTTAGAATATGATTATCTTGGTGCTCGTTGGCCAAGTGGCGGTGTTGGCAACGGAGGTTTCTGTTTGCGTAGTAAAAAATTACTTGACGCTTTATTAGAACTAGAAGTAGGTTATAAAACATCCGATTTTCCTCAGGATGTTATAAACAATTATGAAAACTATGTGTTTGATGCATTTGGTGATAAAGTTATTCCGGAAGATAACACTATTTGTAAAATTTATAGGCCGACACTTGAACAGAAATATGGCATCAGATTTCCTGATGGAGATATCATAGATAAGTTTAGTATTGAACACAACATGAGTTCTCCTTGGCTAGGAAAAAGCTTAGGTTTTCATGGAAAACATGGCGTAGCAACACATTATGGAATTGAACTATGAATGAAAATAAAGAAATTACCCAAAAAATTATTGAAGCATTATCACAGTCGGTTAGACCAAAGTATGTAAAAAATTACGATGACTTTGAAGAAGGTCAATATGTGCAATACTCCGGTCAGCTTTGGGATGACAAAGAAGTTTATGCGGCTATTGATGCAATACTACATGGCAGTTGGGTTGTTGCAGGTGAAAAGGTTGCACAATTTCAAAACAAGTTTAGCAAAAGATTTAATGTAAAATATTCTCACATGGTAAATTCAGGCAGTTCTGCTGATTTAATTTTGGTTGCCGCAGCCAAAAAGAGATTGCAATGGAATGATGATGATGAAGTTATTGTATCACCGGTCGGATTCCCAACAACTATCTCAAGTATTGTACATAATAAGTTAAAACCTGTTTTTGTTGATATCGAATTGAATACACTCAACTTTGATGTGAATTTAATTGAGAAAAAGATTACAAGTAAAACAAAAGCGATATTTGTTTCTCCCGTTCTTGCTAATCCTCCAGATATGGACAAGTTGGTTGAAATCTGCAAGAAACACAACATAGTTTTACTCGGCGATAATTGTGATTCTTTAGGTACTCTATGGAAAGATAAATTGATTACCGACCTGTATTATGCTTGGTCAACATCATTCTATCCTGCACACCATATCAGTACAGGTGAAGGCGGTATGGTGTGTTCTAATGATGAAGAATATATCAAAGAAGCAAGAAGTTTTTCTTGGTGGGGCCGTGACTGTTATTGTGTTGGTGCTAATAATCTTTTAGAATGTGGTACTTGCGGAAAACGATTTGATAATTGGTTAGATGATTATGATGGTATCATTGACCACAAATATGTGTTTACCAATATGGGGTACAATCTTAAACCCTTAGATTTGCAAGGTGCGATTGGTATTGAACAGTTGAAGAAGTTTGATTTCTTAGAAGGCTCACGCAGAACATATAAAGAAAAAATACAACAATATATTGAATCTAATATTGATGAGGTTCGTGTTATTCGAGCAACTAAACATTCTGATCCGTCTTGGTTTGGAGTTCCAATTTATTGTGAAACACAAGGATTAAAAGAAATGTTGGTTTCACATTTTGAAGAAAACAAAATTCAAACAAGAAACTATTTTGCTGGAAACATTTTGTTACATCCTGGTTTCAAACATTTAGATGATTACAAATTGTATCCAAACTCAAACTTAGCATTAAGCAATGTGTTCTTTCTAGGTTGCTCTCCATTATATAATGAAAAGATATTACACTATATTGAAAAGGTCTGTAAAAAATGGTAAATCTATTTGGTAAAGGTTTTGTTGGCCTTAGATATTGTGAAATGGTACCTGAGGTCCGAGCAAACCAAAGAAATGATTATGATGTTTGTGAAAAAGATGTACTTTACATGATATCAACAATTCATAACTATCATGTTTGGACCAATCCTTATCTAGATATTGAAACTAATTTATCGACACTTATAGAAGTATTAGAATCATTTAGAAAATTTGATGGTGGTGGTACATTCAATTTTATTAGTTCTTGGTTTGTTTACGGTACGGTACCTTTGCCAGCGAGAGAGGATGCTCATTGTGATCCTAAAGGATTTTATAGTATCACCAAACGAACAGCAGAACAATTACTAATATCTTATTGCGAAACATATAAATTAAATTATAGAATTATTCGTTTACCCAACGTGTTAGGCGAAACAGACAGTAAAGTTTCAAAAAAGAAAAACGCATTACAATATATGTTGCGTCAAGTTCAAAGTAATGAAACATTAAGTTTGTATGATGGTGGCCATGCACTTAGAGATTATATGTATGTGGATGATGTTGTCCGAGCAATACATTTGATTCTAGAAAAAGGTAATCAAAACGAAATCTACAATATTGGTACTGGAGTTGGAGTATCAGTTAGACAATGCCTTGATTATGCTATAAAAAAGATAAACTCCACTTCAAAAATCGAAGTAATAGAACCGGCCGAGTTTCACAAAGTGGTACAAACGGTAAATATGGTAATCGATAATACCAAAATTAAGAACCTAGGATTCTTGCCAAAATACACAATTTATGATATAATTGACAGGTTGTTAGAGAAAAACCCAACAATTTGACGAGTATATATCTAACCCAACCTTTTGATGGTTTGGTGGTGTAGTTTCAAAAGTTGTATAAATAAGCAATCGGCAACCAAAGTGTGTTGCATATCTAGAAGGAAATTAATGAGGTCTTTTACAAGCTTTCTTACCGAAGAAGTTGAGGGTGAAAAACTCAAGCATATAACTCATGCTGAAGATAGGCCATTACAACATGGCGCCAAAGGTTTTACCCACGCATATAATGCTATGCAACAAGTTCACGACCATATTAAGTCTGGTGGAAATAGTTCTGCTTTGACAATGAAATATGATGGTTCTCCTGCTGTGGTATTTGGTCGTCATCCAGAAAACGGCAAGTTTTTTGTGGCTAGTAAATCGGCCTTCAACAAAAATCCAAAGTTAAATTACACACACGATGACATCGTTAAGAACCATGGACACGCACCAGGCCTCGTAGAAAAACTCCACTCAGCATTGAATCATCTTAAAAAAATAGCACCTAAAACTGGTGTATACCAAGGAGATTTGATGTATTCTGAGGGAGATAAAACCGATACCAAAAAAGGTGTTTCTTTTACCCCAAATACCATTACCTATACCGCCAAAGATGAGCAGGCAGATAAAATTCGTAAATCTAAATTAGGCGTTATTGTTCACACGCAATATCACGGTAATAATATTCAAACTATGGGTGCCGATCCACATCCAGATTTGCATAATTTTACACAGCACCCCGATGTATGGCATAAGTCAGCTAATCATGATACGAAACATATACATTATTCTGAGGAAGATCAAAATCAATTTAAATCCCATCTAGATGCTGCTAAAAAAATACATGACGAACATAAAAAAAACATGTACAAGGCAACAGAACCCCATCGTGGCGAAGCAAGTCACTTAGAAACATATATTAACCATACTGTTAGGACCGATGAAACTCCTACTTCTGCTGGATTAAAGAAACATATTCAATCCAAATATGATAAAATGGCTAGTAAGTTAAAAACACCTGCGGCCCAAAGCAGAAAAAATACTGAAGCAAAATCACATATGAATTATATTGATGCTAATAAGCAACACTATGATAATCTTTTAGCTATGCATAGCCATTTACAAATGGCAAAAAATGTGTTGGTATCTACACTAAATCAACATGAAGGTGGACTCGAACATCATATTGACAGCAAAAGAAGTGGTCCTGAAGGATTTGTTGTTAATCATGCCGGAGAGCCAACTAAATTGGTTGATAGAAAAGAGTTTGCTAAAGCTAATTTGTTAAAGGTGAGAAAATGAAAAATTTATTTGATGTAATTGATCGTGAATTAATCATTGAAGCGGTCGGCCGTGGATTTCTTACATCTTCAGGTTTGGATTCCGAACGGCAAGAAAAGAAGTATATTGATCCTCATATCGGTGGAACCGAATATACTCATGAATTAGGCAAAGCACACAAAGATATTCCTGTTGGTTCTAAGTTGAGATTAACGGGCAAAGAAAGAATTGAAGGCAAGTTGCATGTACGAGCTATTAATGACGCAACTAGAGAAGAACATTTAATACCTGCATCAAAGATACATAAACCAGGTGAAGCACCAAAGAATAAAGGCTTGGATTATGAAACTCAAACTTTTCAGAGATTTCAAAGAGCAGGTATTACACCTTTAGACGCAAAGAGTGCAGGTTCAACTGGTGGCACCGATGTTACTATTGTTAATAAAAAGAAAAAAACAACACACAAAGGTCGTATTAAGAGTGCTGAAGATTTAATCCACGGAGAAGTAAAAGAAGGTGTGACGGCAGCTATGGGTCAACTAACAATACACCATGATCCAGCTAAAGGTGGTTGGCATGTTGGAGATAAAGCAAAAAATTTAAGGCCAAACTACGCCAAAGCAATTGAAGATGCGGGTATCATTAAAATGATGAATAAAAAATATAATCCCGATAAACATGATATACCAACAACTGCAAGTGGTCGTGCCAAATCGATTAGTATTAAACATCCTAATTTAGATCCGGCCGTACATTATTTAAATGACCATCATGTTCATGTATTGCATGTTGGTAGTGGTTATGGAACATATAAAGTGGGCGAAAAAGATCCTACTGGCCACGGATTACCAGCAGTTTCAGGCAAAGGCGAATTTATAGTTCGTGAAAAACAAGCAGGCAACAAAAAGGCAAGGACTGTTATGTTCAAACCTGACGGAGTAAAAGGCTTAAATAAAAGCCATGTGAATCTAGATGATGACGAACATTTAGAACATTTTGCAAAAACATTAGGACATAGATGAAATCATTCTTACAGCTTATCGAAGAACAAGAAGCCACGAAGAAACCCGTGGTAATGGCCTTTGGTCGGATGAACCCTCCAACAACAGGTCATTTGAAATTAATTGATAAAGTTAAATCGACCGCAGAAAAAATGGGTGCCAAGCACACCGTTGTGGTTTCACACTCACAAGATTCCAAAAAGAATCCTTTATCTACTGAACAAAAAATTAAACATCTAAAACGGTATTCACCAGGAACACATTTTGAAGCGGCTTCTAAAGATCAACCAACAATATTGCATCATGCTTCTCGATTACACACAGCTGGTCATGATCATTTAGTTGTGGTCGGGGGTTCTGACCGAGTTAAAGAAATGCACGATTTATTACACAAGTATAATGGTGTTGAAGGTAAACACGGACATTTCAATTTTAAGAAAATAGAAGTTCGTTCCGCTGGTCATCGTGATCCTGATGCCGAAGGCGCAGAAGGCATGTCTGGTACCAAAATGAGAGAACATGCAAAAAATAAAGATTTTTCATCTTTCCGTCAAGGTGTTCCAGGTCATGTTTCCGACCAACACGCCAAAGAACTGATGAATGATGTCCGTAAGGGTATGGGATTAAACGAACAAGTAAACCGTGGACAATTTAAAGCTATTTTTGTTACCGGCGGTCCTGGTTCTGGTAAAGATGTTATTATTCGTGAAGCTATTGCCGAATCTAAAGCCGTTGAAATTAACTCGGTACAAGCATTTGAATATCTTGCCGATAAACAAAAACTATCAGAAAAATCTGGTGACTTCCGTAGAGAATCTATTCGTAATCGTGGTCCATTAATAATTAATGGTCCAGCAGACGATAAGGATCGTATTCTCTATATCAAAGAAGAACTAGAAGATTTAGGTTACTCGACCTTGATGATTTTTGTTGAGGCTTCTAATGAAGCCAGCCAAGAAAGAAATAGCAAGTTATCTAGAATGATGGTCGAATCCATACGTCAGGACAAATGGTTGAAGTCTAAAGAAAATTTTAAATTATATAATCAATTATTTGATGATTTTATTAGTTTTGACAACAATAAATCCATCGAATATATAGAAGAAGATATAACAAATACTTACCACAACATTAATACTTTTATTGATAATAAAGTACAAAATGAAGTCGCTTTTGACTGGTTAGAAAAGCATAATAGGTTAAATAAAGGTAATATCTTCAAGGAAGAAAAAAATGTTCAAAAAATTAATAGATTTCTTAAAATTAAAACCGGTGGCCCCAAAGCAGACGGTCCAGCCTCCATTCCCGCTGACAACAGAGCAGGCAGCCCAAACTCAGACAACGTTAAGTGGGACGCCAACAAAAGAACAAAAACCTACACGTTCGGCCAAAACGCCGGAGTCTACGCAGAAGCCCAAACGCCCACGCTCGCCAAAAGGTCAGAGCCAAAAGAGCCCAGCTTCCAACAAGATAAAGAAAAAACAAAGTTAAAGAAACGTGGTGATAGAACAATAAGCCCAGCTCGTGTTGGTCGACCAGATGGTATTGGCCAAGAATATGATACACGAGCAGGTGGTCAAGGTGCTGCAGCGGGCGCCGGACTTGGCCAGAATGTAGGCGAAACGATAGAATATAGTAACGCAAGTCAAAATGGTACAACAATGCTTGGGGCTAAGTTAGAACCAAATCCATTAACGGAAAAGAAACCATTTAAGAAGTTTAGAAAGAATATTAAAGAATTTAATGGGTATCAAAATGATACCGAATCCGGTCTTGGTGGAGTATTAGGCGGCGCAAGTAACAAAGAAGGTATGGATTCATATAAAGATACATCGAGAAACATACAAAACGATTATGGTCTTAAAATAAAAAAGAAAAAGAAACAGGAGAAATAAAATGTTTGGTCCGAAAAAAATATCTCAATCTTTGATTGATGCAGTTTTAAAAGTAACAGAAGATAAAACTGAAGTTACTCAAGCACCTCAATTATTAGATGAGGCAGATAAGGTACCTACACCAACAGGTATGAAAGTATATGGTTCCCGTTACGGAAATTCTGCCAAAGCTCGTAGAGATCAAACTAAAGCTGCCGTTGACACATTAAAAGGTCCTAAGGACAAAGAATTAATTAAAGATGATGAAATAGACGAAACTGGTTTTCATAAAGCTGCTCACGGCGCCAAAAAGGCAGGTCAGTCCCATTTTGAGTTTCAAGGCAAAAAATATCCAGTTACAGCAAAATCTCATGCTGAAGCCGTTGAAGAAGAAGGCGATTGTGTAACCAAACCCCAGGCAAAAGATATTGCTAAGAAAGAAGTTGGCAAGCACGAAAAAGGCATGCACGGCAAATCAGGTGAAGTTGCCAAGCACGAAAAGAAAATGCACAAAGAAGGTATGTCGTTTAAAGAACGTTTACTTGAGCGTGAAATGACTTCTGCTGAATCTCGTAAAAAAGAAAAGATTGTTATGTCCATGAAGGACAAACAAGAGTATTTCAAGAAAAAATATGGTAAGCGTTGGAAAGAAGTAATGTATGCTACCGCTACTAAGCAAGCTATGAAAGAAGAAATTGAAGATTTAGAAGATGATGTTGAAGAAATACAACAAGAAGCGGTTAAGAAGTCTGATGTTCCAGCTTTCTTACGCAAAATGCGTGGTGACAAGCCATTGACAATGAAAGATGTTAAGTCTGGTGACAAAGATTCTATTTCACACAAAGATAATCTTGCTAAAGCTCGTAACGAAGAATTCGAATTAACTGAAAAAAATGATTCGCATACTCATGCCGCTCACTATGAAAATGAAAAGGGTGAATGGACTGGCATGAACTTGTTTACGGCTAAAGATGATACTGATGCCATCAAACAAGCTCAAGCAAAATGTAAAGAAGGTTGCCGTCTATCTAAAGTAGAACGCCACACAACAGTTAAAGAAGATGTTGAAGTTATTCAAGATAAAAATGGACACAGAACTACAACGGATATGTTGAGTGGTCGCCATGAAGGCGGAAAGTTAAATTCATTTAAAAACTTTAAAGTGAATTTAGTAGTTAGTGGTGAAGAAGAAATTCCTACAGAAGTTGATAGAGGTGAAGATACTAAAGAAAAACAAAAGATCACTACTAATCCTGGCCCAGTAGATATTAAGTTTGATGATAAATTGGTAACGCCTCCACAGAAATATTTTTCTAGTCAAAAAGCCGTTACGAGTGAAGAAGTTCGTGGTGAGTTGAAGCACATTCGTTCCAAAGAAAAAGCAATGCGTAATAAAGAAGTAAGTCAATTTGCTTCACACAAAGCTACAAAAACCACACAGCAAGAAGAAGAAGTTCAAGAAGCTAAAGATCCACATATGGATGCCGGCGTTGGTTCCCAACCAGATTTTGCTACCGAAAAAGTTATTGCTGGCGTAGATGGTTGGAAGAAAGTACAGAAGAATGTACAAGATAAATCTGGTGCAGTTCATACTCCACATTCTCGTGCTAAAGATTTAGCTCGCCAAGCATTCAAAAAA